GCCAGCATCTTCTTTTCTACTTCTGCAATCTTGTCGCGCAGATCGCTGGACGCCTTGGTGTAAAGGACCTTGATGTTGTCCTCGTAGGAAGACTTGAATTTATTGTAAGGCTCTGTGATTTTTCCGTGGATCATTTTCCGTTGATCCTCAAACACACCAAGCTCTTTGTTCAGCGTGGCCCGCAACCTCTTCATTGAGGCGCGGTTCTCCTCTTTGGCCTCGATCATTGGGATGTTCATTTCCCGGATCTGTTGCGCGACCTCTGCTCCCCTGGCGTCCATGCCAGAAAACTCGATGATTGGCGCTTGTTTCAGTGCAATCAATGTAGTCATGCGTTAACCTCCGCTTTGAAATTCGGAATTAAATGGGACAAAACAACCAGTGCAGTCGTACCCGCCTGTTCCATTTGGCGTTGCGCTTTCATACATCCAGCCGCCGGGTACTCGTGTGATAAAAATATTGTCGCCTACTCGTAATGTGTCATGCAGTCCCATCTTGTAAAGATCGACTGCTTCCGTGGTTAATTCAACCGTGCCTTATTTCTCCCGGATAATGCCGCTCTTTCTCAGCGTTAATATTATTCATGTCTAATGGTTCTCCTCAGCCGCTGCCGTAGCCGCTGCCGTAGCCGCTGCCGTCGCCGTAGCCGTAGCCGTAGCCGTAGCCGCTGCCGTAGCCGCTGCCGTAGCCGTAGCCGCTGCCGTAGCCGTCGCCGCTGCCGTCGCCGCTGCCGTCGCCGTAGCCGCTGCCGCTGCCGTAGCCGCTGCCGCTGCCGTCGCCGCTGTCGCTGCCGCCGCCGTAGCCGCTGCCGTAGCCGTAGCCGCTGCCGCTGCCGCTGCCGCTGCCGCAGCCGCTGCCGTCGCTGTCTCCAGCGATATTATTCAGCTTCTGCATGGCGCGCACCTTCTATGCTTGCTATTGCGGTATCGGTGCAAGGAATTATCTCAATCGCCTCCAGCCATACCGCATTCACCGGAGGGGTAATCTTGCTCTTGTCGGTATCAACCCCGTAAAGCGCTACAGCGGAAAGACTGATAGACTTGGCAGCCTTCCAAAACCACAGTCTACGGGCGTTTGACACAATCACCTCGCCGCCGCTTTTTTCCTGGATGACACCAAACCACACCCCGGCAGAGTAGGTACGCACGATGGCTTTTTGGCCGATCATCGTAGAGATTCCGGATGAGGCGGGCTGGACTTCTATGGGGGTGGTGAACATGGAAGCCAACTCGCGGGCTTGGCGGATAGTAATGTTATCAATACTGGTCACTTGTTTATCCTCGTTTTATTAATGCCACGAATTTCACGCGCCTTAATCAATTTGGCGTGGGAGTGCTTTGCTTTTTCTTTATCGCTGTACCACGTCTGGCCGCCATTGGCGCTGTAGAGCGTTTTCCCTGATTCAGATATTTTGGTGTCCATGGTTTCCCGCGCCTCCTTGCCCCTCTCCTTGCCAGCATACACAACTGATAAATGCCGCACCGCGCGGCCACACTGACCGATGGAATCGATCAGGAGTTGGTATTTATGCCAATAGACCGTTCGGTAAGCGCGGTCCATGTCTGGCAATGTGGCCGCGAGTCTTTGCACGCGCATAGCATGACTTCGCAGGTCGTCGGTTTGATCCGCCAGATCGGCGTAGGGATTGGAAGTCTTGTCGGCCAGCATAAGTACCGCCTCGTTTGTTGACTGTGTTATGAGAGCCTGCTTGTGAACTATGAAAGCACTCTTTCAGCAAAAGGTCAAGCCAGAAATCAGGGGCAATCTCATGGTAAGCGGGCGAGCACTTGAAGCAGGCGTGAAAGTGTGCTTTCATTCACAGCATGAACAGCAAAAAAATTATTGAGGATTTAGGTGGCCCCACCGCAGTATCCAGGCTTTGCGGCGAGCGGGTAACGCCGCAAGCCGTGAGCCAATGGAAAGAAAACGGCATACCTGCGGGGTGGGGGGAATATTTGCGGCTGCTGAAACCCACTGAACCCGATATAACCGACATTCTGAAGCGATGGGATCACACCGCAAGGGGCATAAAAAAAATGCCGTTCAGGGACGCTGTGATCGATATGGAAAAATTGGTCGCGGAAGTCCATCGCCTGGAGCGTGAAGTAGACCGCTGGAAGAAGCAGGCAGAATATAAAAAACAGGAGTACGAAACGATGCATATTGAGATTGGAAACGTGATTCGCAAGTACACCTAACGAAAAGCGTAACCCGGCCGCCGGGAATATTGCCGGAGAACTACAGACATGAATGAACTAGCAGACCGCACCGAAACGGAAGTCCCGCAAGAGTCCGGCGGGTCGGAGTTTACGCGCTTGTTATGCGTCTTTCTGAACGACCAATGGAAAGACGAGCTCGGAATGAAGGCAACAATAAACACAGCGCACCCGGAAGCAGAAATGGATTGCTACCGGATGCACGAAACCAACATGCTCAGATATGAGCAACTATTCAAGATTGTCTGCCATTCCGAAGAGTTAGCTCGGGAGCGGGATAGACTCTTGGTGCTGGCAACCAAGCACTGCCCCAGGGAGCATCATGACTGGGGAGAAATACTGAAGATTGCTGGTGACGCATAACGATTGAACTCAAAAGGCCGCACTGCGCGGCCAGAGGAATAACGCCGGAGTCTCCCGGCTCTTTTGGAGTGATTGGTTAGATGGCTATGGATATACACTACAGCACGCCAGAGTATGACGAAAGCAGAACCACGAGAATGGAATTGCCTTCTAACTCTTACGATATTCACAGGCCAATTGAGCAAGAGGAAATCCTTGAAAGGTGCGCCGAAGATTTCTTTTACAACCATGACGGATGGGAATCGTCGTGGCCGGTACTGTTTGCATTACACGATGGTGAGGACGGGGGCGAACTTTGCCGCCTCATGATTGACAGGGAAGACCAGCCATACTTTTTCACGGTGTAGCTGAGTCCATCTAACGACTACATAACCGGTAAGCGTAGCGCATCCGAGTTTATGTGATTGTTAACCGTCATTTTGGAGGGACCATGGGATTAGTAATAGCGAGTTACGGAGGCGGCACCAACAGCACAGCGCTGCTGATTGAGTGCGCCAAGCGGAATGTCAGGGTTGACCTGATTTTATTCGCTGATACGGGCGGCGAGAAACCGCACACCTACCAATATGTAAAGCGGTTTTCGCAGTGGCTGGTAGAACACGACATGCCGGAAATCATATGGGTACGCAAAGAAGGGAACGGCGAAACCTTGGAGGAGAATTGCTTACGCTGCAACATGCTGCCCAGCCTCGCCTATGGCTTTAAGGGATGCAGCCACAAATACAAGATTGAGCCACAAGACAAATTTTGCAACAACTGGGAGCCAGCCAAAAAGGAATGGGCAGCAGGCCGGAAGGTAACGAAACTGATTGGCTATGACGCTGATGAAGAACATCGCGCCAAGATTCCAGAGGACAAGAAGTACCGTTACGAGTACCCATTAGTTGACTGGGATATGGGGCGCGAAGAATGCCTAGATACTATTGATGAAGTTGGGCTATGCCAACCAGGAAAGAGCGCCTGCTATTTCTGCCCAAGCAGCAAGCCAAGTGAAATACGCCAACTGGCACACACTAGCCCGGAACTAATCGAGAGGGCGCTGGCAATGGAAGCAAATGCAGAATTGACCAGCGTAAAAGGATTGGGCCGCAACTTCGCATGGCGCGATCTGCTGGCCCAGAGCGAAATGCTCGACGATGACTATAGCCACACCCCGGAAATGGTATGTGGCTGCTATGACGGTTAACGAGATAGCTCACCAGTAGACGGTGAGCGCCAGCGAAACGGCTATCTGGTGCAGCGTCTGGGTAGTGTGCATTTACTGAGGATTGGAAGATGGGACGGATTGTGAGTTGGTTTAGCTGCGGGGCGGCGAGTGCGGTAGCCACAAAGCTAATAACCCCTGATGTAATTGCATATTGCGAGACTGGCGCAGAGGACGCAGACAACAAGCGATTCATGCTTGATTGCGCCCGTTGGTTTCGCCAGCCAGTGACACATATTCGGAATCCGAATTACCCGGACACCTGGGCAGTGTGGGAGAAGCGTCGATTTCTAAGCGGCGTCGCTGGAGCACCTTGCACCAGTGAACTAAAAGTGCAGCCAAGGATTGATTTTCAGTTGCAGGATGATATCCACGTCTTTGGATACACGGCAGATGCCGGCGATGTGAAACGAGCAAAGACGCTCCGCGACAATTGGCCGGAACTGAGTATTGAGACCCCGCTTATTGATCGCGGAATCACCAAAGCTGGATGCTTGGCAATGGTGCAAGACGCAGGAATAAGGCCACCAAGAGTTTATTCGCTTGGATTTCCAAATGCGAACTGCATCCCATGCGTGAAAGCCACCTCCCCAGCTTATTGGGCGCTGATCCGCATGCACTACCCTGCAGAATTCGAGCGGATGGTGAAGCTATCCCGGGAGCTCGGTGCCAGGCTGGCCCGGATAGATAATGAACGGATATTTATTGACGAGATTCCGGCAGATTACCCAGTTACTGAAGCGATAGCGCCGGAATGCGATTTCTTGTGTAGCCTGGCAACTGAAGAGCTGGTCTTTGCACACTAACGAAAAGGCTAACCGGGCGCCACGATAATGGATGAGAAAAGCCGCAAAGGTCCGGGCGCTCCGGTTGAGCCGCTGGAGTGTGCTTGGTACAAGGCGCATCCAGCATAACCAACACGAAGCGCTAGAATGACCATCCTTCCTAATGAAAGCCAGGAAGCGTCAGGACAACCCTTCCGCGGGGAAGGATGGTCACCCATATGATGAAAATGCGAACATGCAAAGTATGCCGCGCTCGGTTCAGGCCGGTCTTCAACTCCATGCAAGCGGTGTGCGGCATAGCTTGCGCTCTTGAGTTTACGCGACAGGAGGCCGAGAAGAAGCGCTACAGTGCCGCCCGGGCCGCGCAGACAGCTGCCCATGAGCGGAAGCAAGCCCATCGCAAGGGCAGCAAGGCAAGGCAGCGTGAGGCGGCTACACGAGCCTGCAATGCCTACATTCGGTGGCGAGACAGGGACCGGCCTTGCTGTGGTTGCGGCAAGCAGCACTACCGCGCGGAAGCCGGCCATTATCACCCCGCTGGTCGGGCGACGGCACTGCGGTTTCACCCGGACAATATCCAGGCGCAATGTCACCGCTGTAATTGCTGGGAAGGCGGGGGGAAGGCTACAGGGTATAAGGATGAGTTGGCTGCTCGGGCGGGATCGCGAATCGTCGATTATCTGGACCGGCACGCCAACGACCTGTACCTGTATTCGGCAGAAGAATACCGCGATATCGCGGCTTGGTACAGGCAGCGGCTACGGCAAGAAAAAGATAATGAGTAGAAAAGAGGCATTGTCAATTTCACCGGCGTTGCCGCCGCACCCGTTTTGTGGCGGCGATGTCGCGTGGTGAACGCTAGTGGAATATATGGGACCTTTCCGGCTGTGAGCAGTTGATCAAGAATTCTGCTCACTCTGCCATTTCGCATATTCTGAATCCTCCGGTATCGTCAGCATGATGCCGTGAGTCACGGCCCAGGCGGCCACTTGGTCCATGTAGAAACACGACTCGCCCTTGTCGAGATCGCGTGTTTTCCGCAATTCCTCAATTTGAACCTTCTCGCCGGTTTTCACATTCACCCGCTCCTTTGATTCATAACCAAGGAACGAGTGCTTCATCATGTCCTTGACTAGATCTGCGGTTGTGTCGCTCCCACGGCGTCGTAGTTCGGTAGCAATTTCTCCGTACCACATATGCTGTGTGGCGTTCGCCGCAAGGGACCGCTTTTCCCGAAACTGCCTCCACTCGAAGCGGATAGGCCGGCTGAAGTCCATCTCCCGGATGAATTTCAGGAGACGATCCCGGTCATAGGCGGTACGGATTATGAGTTCTTGGGCCATAGTGGATAGGTTCCTGCATCAGCTCCTTAATTGGCAAACGTCTTGTGTGACGCCAGGATTATCCGCTTTTGCACCGCATTGATTCTTGCGTTCAGCCGCTCTTCCTCTACCCGCTTCTCCTCCGGTGTTCTGTTGCTTTGGCGGTTACGCTTCATCGCTGCGCGGATATTCCGAACACGAACGCTTGCGCGGTTATACCGCTTCCTCCATCGCAGCTTTTCACCGGCTTCTGCTTTAATGTCCTTCGCTAAATCGAAGTCTTTGTTCAGTCGGGCCGCGCGTATCCCTGAATGAAACTGCCGGAGCTCTATCAGTTGGTCATAGAACTTCTCTCCATACTTTGTCCGGCGGTTCGGCCCGGTCTTGAAGAACCGACCATACCCAGGATGCTTCTGAACGCGCCACTCCGGATCACTTGGCTTGCCGGTCAGTTGGTCGAACACAAGGAAGTCCATGTACTGTGATACAGATGTTCCGACCGCACCAAAATACCCCTGGATTATGTGGTCCACCTGAACCGGCGAGAGCTTCACCTTATCCCACGGCACCAGGTCCAAGACATGCGACGCCCCAACCGCAAGCGTGGAGGTCCATTCCTTCCTGCGCTGGGTCACCGGGAGGTTCCGCATTCCAAGGCTCTCTATCGGGCGCTCCGTGAACGAATTCTTGTTTGCGGCAATCTCCATCATCGGCTTGATGATTTGCGGTCGAGGGTCAAGCGCAAGAGTATCACCAAGGAGGTGCATCATTCTCGCCCAGAACAGCTTACCGTGAACCTCGTCATCCACCAACTGTTCCGCCAGCCGTTCCGCAACCGTCTCTATCGCGCCTAGCTCGAACGGTTTTGGTAGTTTGAACTCTACGTCTGATCCAGGGATCGGGATGATGTGGTACGCATCCTTCAGCCACTCCTCTTTGTCCCGGAACTCGTCATCGTCCATGTTCGCCAAGTAGAGAAGCACACCCGCCAGCACGTAGGTCCCGACCACCGGCACGAACTGCTTGCGCAGCAGTCTCGGGTCGGTCGTGGATCGCCCTATCTTATGAAGGCCCTGAAGGCGAGCGTTTAGAAATGGCACCACGTCATTAAGAACGCGAACGGCCTTGAATGCCCCGTGCCGAGAGAAATCCATAATATCCCGCGACAGGAACGCGGCTTCCATTTCATCGCCACCAGTGCGCCGCAACGCCTCTGTATAAGCAGCCGCCCGGTTAATGTTTTCGGCCCTTGACCCGACCTCCTGCCATTGCTGCCATGCTGCTTTTGATAGCTTCAGGAGCGACTTATACGCCTTTGGGTTATTGAGCATGCGCAGCGGATCGACGTGCTTCGCCACCATCTCCTTTGCCGCATTCGGATCGCCTCCCATGATGTGGCCGAAGTGAATCTCACCTCCGCTGGCCAGCATGGCGGCCCTGGTTAGCGTCTTCGTGTTGGTCAGCTTGTATCCCTTGAACACGTTGTTTGCTATGTTTCGGCTCATCTCGTTGACCGCGGGAGCCATAATCGCATCACGCATGATGTTGGCCGCCCGGAATGACGGCGTAGAAGTGACCATCTCCGTGAACAATCTCTTCACCTTACGAGCGGAGCGCATGGTGAGCGTGTTCATGCCCTCCATATTGAGCATCGTTAGTGACTCCAACAGTCCGCCCGCATCCTCGTTCACCTCATACCATATCTTCTTGCCATCCTCCTTCACGTAGATAGCTTTCTTCGATTTCAGTCTCTCCTTTACCTGACGAGCCATCCCCGCATCTTCAGCAGCCTTCAGCGCCTTCACCCCTGCTTGGTTGCGCAGAGACGCGGACAGCAAGTGGTTCCAGTTCATCAGCGTGTTGCCGAAGAGATCACCCAGCTTGCGCGCCGACCCCTTATATTTCTTGAACGCCTCCTGCCGAACCAACTGATCGGCGGATTGCGGACCTTTCACGTCTGTTTGTTCGTCCATGATCCGATAGAACGGGACATAGAACTCGTTGCGCCACACTTCCCGCTGCTCTTCTGGGATAAGTCCGGTCTCAACGGCAATATCAAGTACCGCCTCGTTGAACTCCTGGAACTCTCCCCAAACCTTGGTGTAAAGGTCCTTCCTACTATTGCCGTCTTTCGTTTTTCCATCACTCAGGCGTAGCAGTGTGTCCAGCCTCTCACCGGAAAGGAACAGCTCCTTGATCTCCGACCGCGCTAGGGCGGCTTTACGCTCAACGCCCATATCCGCAAGGCCCTTCTGAGCGGCCCGCACAGCCGCCACCTGGCCTCCCTCGCGGGTCATGCGCGCAATCTCCTTGCGTTGCGCCGCCATGTCCACCTTGAGCCTGTCCGCCTTATTCTTGGCGCTTGCGGCCCGGCGATTGATGCCTTTGGCTCGGTTAGCGGCCACCCAGAGGAAGAACAAATCCACCTCTTCGCCAAGCGCGGACAGGCTCTTAATAAGGCCGCGGTCTGGGGCGATATCCTCTTTCCTCTCTTTGGCGGTGGTCTTCAGCCCAAGCACGCCCTGCTTGTTGATTTTCGGAAGCCCATAATCAAGCATGGCCTCAAGAGTGCCGGAAGCAGAGGGGATCAGGTGCGCTAACTTCCACGCCTCTTCGCTGGTCTTTTTAATTGACCAAAAGCGGTCGAATACACCTTGATTCAAGCGGTCCCCGATGTTCTCGGTCAGCTTGTGGATAACGTCTCTCAGCTTTCCCTTGGTGGTGCGGTCTGGCAGGGTGTCGCGAACGATGGCTTGGTCTTTGGCGGACAGATGGGACATGCCTGCATCACTTTGCCCACCAGCAGTCGCACCCTTCTTGGCGCGGGAGTAGCGGATATCGGGGTTGTTCGGGTCGAAAGAGCCGCGGTTGTTACTGGATTTAGCCTGCTTGGCTGTAAAAATTATGTAGCTATATGACCCCTTGTCCTCATAAGCGTTTCGATAGATAATCCCATCATGCCCTTCATTTTTGGCACCTTCTATTGCACCCGCCCAATCTGACCCTTTGTCAGACATATACTTCGGGTTATTTATAAACAAGTACGCTCTAGTAAAAACACCTTCGTCTTCCGCCGCATCCATGCTGTTCTCCATGCCTTCAACTACTCCGCTTCGTCCATAAGCTATCGCAACATCCTCATCACTAAATCCCTGATGCCCAAGCTCTTCAGAGGTTAATCCGCTCCCGTCATCCCAATGCCATACGCCGTTATCAGCTTGGTACGCAGTTACTTGCATTGCGGCATCATCAACGGACTTCCCATATGCTCGTTGCCGAGCCGCCTCTTCAGTACCAAAATGCATGACTCCTTCTGGGATGTCAATCTCCTCATCAAACGACCCATGGTGTACAGCAACCAACGGCTCCCCACCCTCAGCCACCACCTCAGAATCCCCAAACCACCCCCAGAAATTCCGGACCCCCTCCTCTGTCGGATGGATCGGCTTGCCTTCTGAGTTGGTTGTCGGGCGCTGCTTGCCGTCTACCTGTACGGTGCCGGGGAGCTTGGCGCTGGAGTGTCGTATTGATCCATGCCACACCTTGTGGAACAGCGGCCCACTCTTTCCGCCACCAGCCCGTCCGAGTGACTGCTTGACCAACGCAACAGCCAATTCATCGGTCAGTTTAAAGTTCGCACCCTTCCCAATCGCCGTGTTTAAGTACCATGCACGCACTGCGGCAATTATCCGCCGGTACAATCCACGCGCTCTTGCGGAGATGTTTCCGTCCTTGCCAGCCTTGATGCGCTGGTGGGCTTCCTCAACGAAGTAGGCTACATGCTCCGATGCCAGATCTGCTGTCGGGGTATCTTCAGGTGTGCGCTCAAACGCGGACAGTGCAGCCTCATCGCCCCTGTCTCGCAGTGCCGATAGCTGCCCATACAACTTGTCAAAATTGACGCCTAGAACCTCCTTGGTGCGCCCCTCTCCCTTTTCCGATGCATGGGTTCCCTCATGGCTCAGCACGGCC